ATAGATAGCAATAAAATTGCTAAGGCGGATAGAGATGACCAAAGGAAAGACTAAAAAACAATTAGAAAAAGAACAGCTTGAAAAAGATAAATTGCTATGGTCAATAATGCTCATTGGCATAATTTTAATTATTGGTGTTTTCGTGCAAAACATCAAAGCCGACCAAATAGTTCATAAATTCAAATCACCATCTTTTAGTGGTATCAATACAAGTTCACATTATCTGACTATTGAAAACCAACAGCACACAAGAAAGATGACTATAAAAGAAGAATTAAAAGCTTTACAGGAACAAATAGAAAGAGATAAAGAAAATACCACACTTGCAAGGTTTCTTAAAAATTTAGAGTCAAGAATTTACGCACAGCTATCGCGACAGCTAGTAGATAATCTTTTTGGTGAAACTCCACAAACCGAAGGCACTATAGAACTTGAAGGTAATACTATAGAATATACATCTGATGGACAATTTATTACACTTAAAATAACTGATGCAGATGGCAATATTACAGAAATTACCTTACCTATTGGTTCTTTTACTTTCTAGCTGTTCTATCAATAGTGTCATACAAGACACGAAACAAATAAGATACGAACACAAAAACAAAGACAAGCCTAGTATTTATTCGTTACAATCGCAAGAGCTTCTAAATATTACGCCTCCAAAAACTATGCCTGTAGTAGCTGTCTATCCTACTGCATTTACAGACCAAACAGGGCAGCGTAAAAGTAATAGCGAGTTTGCTTTGTTCTCTACAGCCCTTACTCAAGCACCAAGCAATTTACTTATACGAGCCTTAAAACATGCAAGCAACGGCAATTTTTTTAGAGTGGTTGAGAGGGTCGGTCTTGATAATCTTGTAAAAGAAAGACAGATAATTCGTAGCACTAGAGAAGAATTAGAAGATAAAAAAACTATTATGCCCTTGCTCTTTGCAGGCGTGTTGCTCGAAGGTGCTGTTGTGTCGTATGATAGTAACTTAATAACAGGTGGTGCAGGTGCAAGATACCTAGGCATTGGGTCAAGCGTACAATATCGTGAAGATACAATTACTGTCAGCCTAAGGATGGTTTCTGTTGCCACAGGTGAAATTTTAGTAGAAGTTTTGTCAAGTAAAACAATACTAAGCTACGGACAGTCTCAAGACTTGTTTAAATTTATAGAAATGGGAACAGAGTTGGTAGAAGTAGAATTTGGTGTTTCACGAAACGAAAGCACCACAATAGCTTTAATGAAAGCTATAGAAGGTGCTGTATTAGAACTTATTATTATCGGTTACGATAAAGGGTATTGGAAATATGAAGAAAATAATTAATCTAGCCTTGTTTGTTTCTGTATTAGCATTAGCAGATAACGAAATCTATGTAGACCAAAGCGGTAATTCTGCATCTATAGACATAGAACAACTGGGCAGCTCAAACCTTATTGGTGGTACCTCTGCAATATCTGGGACTATGACCGCACTTGACCTTGATGGTGTCTCAATGACACTTGATATAAACCAAATAGGTGCTAGTAACATATTTAGGTCAGATGCTATTGACGGCGATAACTTTACTGGATTTTTTGAGTTTGATGGTGATAGCAATATTATGGATATTTTGCTAAACAGCACAGGACTAATTAGTGCAGATTATGTGAATTTAATGATTGATGTTACAGGTAGCAGTAACGAATTTGACATTAAAATAGCTGAAGATGCAGACTCATCTTATCTTGATTTAGATTACACTATTTTAGGTGGCTCTAACGTATTTGATATTGATATTGATTATGCTAATGCTATAAATTTTGTAGATATAAATGGCAGCTCTAACACGTTAAACTTTACTGGAAGTGGTTATGCAGGTACTACATCGTCTGATTCAGCATATTTTTATATGGATTTAGATGGCAGTAGTAACACATTTAACATCATACAATCATCAACACTTGCAAGGGATTGGTTAAAAATTGAAAGCACTACTTCTAACTCTAATATTTGTATCACTCAAAATGATGGGGGAACAACAACAGGTTGCTGATATAGGTGATATATCAGAACTAAATGGTGTTGCACGAATATTAAGAGATGAACCATTACAAGCCGAGTTAAATCTTGGCATACAAAGTAATGATGAAGCCGTTACAACTAATGGCCGCATGGCTATTACCTTTCTTGACGACTCAACTGTAAAACTAACTGAACATTCAGAACTTCTTATAGACGAATATATCTACGACCCTGACCCATCTAAATCAAAAATGGCTCTAACCTTTAGTCTTGGTACAGCAAGATTTATTACCGGAAACCTAAATAGGATAGATAAACAAAATATAAAACTTAAAACACCCACCGCAAACATAGCAATTCGTGGCACAGATTTTACAACCACAATTGATGAAATCGGTAGAACACTAGTCATACTGCTACCAGACAAATACGGCATATCAAGCGGTGAAATAGAAGTTATTACAGCAACAGGCAGCGTTTTATTAAACAAACCTTTTCAAGCAACTACAGTAGATGTTTTTGAGAAGGCACCAAGCAAACCTGTAATTTTGGATTTATCCTTAGAGTTAATTGACAACATGTTAATTGTAAACCCTCCTGATGAAGAAATAATTGAAAGCGAAGAAGTTGTTGCACAGAAGAAAAATATCTTAGACTTTGACGACTTGGATATAGATTATTTAGAAGAAGATTTTTTAAAAGAAGATGAATTAGAATTTACAGAACTAGATATTAATTATCTTGATGTAAATTTTTTAGAAGATTTGCTTGATGTCATTGATGCTTTAGAGGTTGTTAAAGAAGAAGATGCACTAGCACAAGACGGAATTACTACAAACATCAAAGGTACTAAGCTAGGTCAAGACTTAGATACACAAATTACTTCTTTTTATACAGGTGAAGTTTTAACACTGCTAAGAAGTGTGCAAAGTACAGCAAGGGTAGATATAAACGGTGCAGCAAGTTATACAGTTATATTTATACAAGACGGCATATCTAATGTTGTTACTATAAACGGTGGAGAAGGCAGTGTTATTAGAATTACGCAAAGCAATTAAGTGCAAAAAAGTGTCGACTTCTATTCTATGATGAGTATAATGACGTAAAGGAGTCGTTATGAAAGTTTTAAGTTTATTTGATGGTATGAGTTGTGGTCGTATTGCATTAGACCGATTAGGCATACCTGTAGAAAAGTATTATGCAAGTGAGATAGACAAATATGCTATTCAAGTAAGCCAAGCAAATTATCCTGATATCATTCAGGTCGGTGATATTTGCGACCTAGACCCTAAAGACTATATGGATGTAGACCTCATGCTTGCAGGCAGTCCATGTCAGGGATTTAGTTTTGCAGGCAAACAACTTGCTTTTGATGACCCAAGAAGTGCTTTGTTTTTTGAGTTTATTCGGTTGCTCAAAGAAATAAAACCAAAGTATTTCTTGCTTGAAAACGTAAGAATGAAAAAAGAGTTCTTGCAAGTTATATCAGAACAAGTGTCTGACTGCTATCCTGAAATACCCTTTGGTATTGAACCCATTTTTATAAACAGTTCGCTTCTTTCAGCCCAATCAAGGCAAAGATATTATTGGACTAACATACCAAACATACAACAACCTGAAGACAAAGGTATAGTCTTGCGAGACATACTAGAAACAGAAGTTGATAACAACTTGGATAAAATGACAAGCAAAGAGGGTAAAGCACATTGCTTGACCGCAAGTTATACAGGTGCTGTGCCATGGAACAGTATAGAAAAAAGACAAAGGACTATGGTTCCTGTCAACAAACCTATACAAGTAAACCCAAGTAAAAAAGCTAGTGGTAAACAACCATATATACAAGATAGAGTTTTTCACGAGGACGGCAAAAGTCACAGCCTTACAGCTTCATTTGCTGATAGAACAAATGTAGCTACAAGACCAATTAAAGTTGGCATGAATGTAGAACAGGTAAAGGTAAGGAAACACGAAGTTCATGTTGAAAGCCTTAAATGGCTTTTACGAACCATGAAAACCAACAGTGGCAAAACCAACAAACAAATAGCTGAAGAAACCAACACGCCTGTTACCAAGGTAGAGCATTGGTTTAGAAACGACAACAGTTTTGCTATACCAAGTGATGATATTTGGTTCAAGCTAAAAGAAGTTTTAGGTCTGAACACAGATATATTTGATGCACAGATTATGGAGTTTGAGTATCGTGACGGTGTGTATGAAAGCAAACAAAGAGTATATAGTGAAGAAGGTAAGTCACCTACGTTAACAGCATCTAATAAAGACCAATACATAGAAACCAAACCCAAACAAGTAGGCATAGCTGTTGATATAAACGGACATGACATACTCAAACGAGTCTATAGTCCTGATGGCAAATCGCCTACAGTAACAGCTTGTAGTGGTGGTAACAATGAGCCTAAGGTTGTGACAGGTGGTGCTTTTCGTGGCAGAGCTTATGATAAAGACGGCAAACGCATAGATAGAGACGGTAGTTCTGTAGCCAATAAAACCAAACAAATGCTTGAGTTACGAAAAGACAATAAATCAAACGCTATAACTACTGTTGGTAAAGATAGTGTTGTTGCAAGCGAAGACCTAACATGGCGTAAGCTTACACCCTTGGAATGTGAACGACTACAGACAGTTCCAGATAATTACACCAATCATGTGTCCAATACACAAAGATATAAAATGCTAGGCAATGGTTGGACGGTAGATGTTATATGCCATATATTTAAAAACATGGAATGAAGAAGTTAATATTACTAATACTGATAATACTAGCTCTACCGTTAGTGTTTCAGTCAGTACCTACAGAAATACTAAAACTCAAAACATTTGATGCTTTAGTCAAAGAACAAGAACCAAGCGGTAATTTTGTTATTTTAAATATCACAGAAGAAGACGTAAGGAAACGCGGTGGTTTTCCCTTTCCTAGAAGAGATTTAGCACAAATACAAATAGACCTTATTAACGAAGGTGCTATAGGTATTGGGTGGGCATTATCATTTTCAGAAGCTGATAGGTTTGGTGGCGATGATGCTTTTGCACAAACACTTGGTTATTTACCAAGCGTACTAGCAATGTTTGAAACACCTAACGGTCAATATCCAAAAACAGTTGGCACCGTAATAAAAGGCGATGAGGTTGGTGGCATACCAACAGCAGGCGTAGTTGAAAACATAGATGTGTTAAAACAAAAAAGCTTTCAAGGTATCGCCACAGCACCTGTTGATGTAGATAATCTAGTAAGACGCATACCTTTACTAATGAAAACACCTGACGGTTGGACACCTAGCTTTGGCACAGAAATATTAAAAGCACTTACAGGCACTAGGTCGTACATAATTACCACCAATGCAAACGGCATACAGGAAATTGCAGTAAGACATTTACCGCCTGTAAAAACAGACAACTTTGGTCGCAAATGGATTAGTTGGGTTAATACACCTACAACAACATTAGACGAAATGAACGTAGCAGGTAAGTTTGTAATTATTGGTGTCACTGCAAACGGTGTAATGCCACAAGTAGCCACGCCTGTAGGCTTGTTAGAGCCACATAAGATACAAGCAGCGTTAGCAGAATCAATACTAATACAAGACTCTCCTATGATACCTGAGTGGTCTATAGCTGCTGAAATGTTAATTTTTATCACATCAGTAACCCTTATATGGCTCGTAATTGCATATTTTGGTATAACCCTAGGAGTTGCATTGGCATTAGCAATAATGCTTTCTACGGCTTTAGGTGGCTATTACGCAATACAAGCAGGTATATTAATAGATGTAACTTGGTCTTTAGTATCACAATTTATCACCGGGTCTATAGGTTTTTACCTTAGATTTAGAGAACAATACAAACTAAGACAACAAATAAAAAAACAGTTTGAGCATTACCTTGACCCAAGACAAGTAAAACAATTACAAAAAAATCCTGAACTCTTAAAACTTGGTGGAGAGAAAAGAAGATGCACTTTTATGTTTACAGACTTGCGTGGCTTCACAGCCTTGAGTGAGTCTGTAGAGCCTGAAAAAGTAACTTATATTATGAATAGAGTTCTAACAGCACAGGTTGAAGCAGTGCAAAAATACAATGGTTGCATTGACAAATTTATCGGTGATGCAGGCATGTACATCTGGAACGCACCTTTAGATGTAAAACATCACGAACAAATAGCATACGAGTGTGCATTAGAAATTATAGAAAATGTTAAAAAAGTAAGCGATGAATTGGTAGCAGAAGGCTTGCCACCTGTAGCAATAGGCTTAGGATTAAATACTGGAGATGCAATAGTTGGTAACATGGGTAGTGATACACGATTTGATTATTCTGCTATAGGCGATGCTGTAAATACAGCTGCAAGACTAGAATCAGCTACAAAAGAAAGAAATGTAGATATTTTAATAGGCGAAGAAACAGAAAAGTTTTGTGGTTACAAATTAAAAGTGTTAGAATCTATCAAGGTTAAAGGAAAAGCAAAACCATTAAAAATCTATACAAAACATTTATAAAATATATGGCAACAACAAAAGAAGCAATAACCAAAATAGAAGCACACGAAAGAGAGTGTACGATTAGATATGAAAACATTGAAAGAAGACTTGAAGACGGCTCAAAGCGTTTTGATAAGCTTGAAAACATGATATGGGCTGTATATCCGTTTATCTTGCTTTCTGTGGTTTTGTCTAGGTTTGTATGAGCAAAATACTAATAGGCATTATTGCTGTAATGTCTTTGATTACAATATTTTTATACAATCAAAATAAAACCCTCACAGCAAACAATCTTGCACTAGAAGGTGCGGTAGCAACACAAGAAGAAGCCATACAAAGTTTACAAAACGATTTTCAACTACAAACCACAAGTCTTTTAGAATTACAAAACAGAAACCAAGAAATACAAAAAGAAATGTCTAGGTATCTTGATATTTTTAAAAGACACAATCTAAGCAAACTAGCAGCAGCTAAGCCCGGTTTGATAGAACCAAGAGTAAATAAAGGAACGAAAGATGTATTCGATAGTATTGAAGAAGATAGCCGCAACATTGACAGTCTTGATGATGGCTTGCAGTTGCAGTCTGCTACCAACTAAACAAATAGAAGTAACAGCAAAGCCTATGGAGAGAACCATAGTGCAGCCTGTAATGCCTAGGGAAATAGACCTAAAAGACCCATATTGGTATGTCGTATCAGAAAAAAACATAGAAGAATTTTTACAAAGAGTAGAAAAAGAACACGGACAAGTAGTGTTTTTTGCCATGTCAGTTCCTGATTACGAACTAATGGCTTATAACATGCAAGAGTTAAAGAGGTATATAAATGAGCTTAAAGAAGTTGTTGTGTATTATAAAAAAGTCACAGAACCACAAAAAGGAGACGAGTAAAATGAAAATATCTGATGAAGGCATAAAACTAATAAAACACTTTGAAGGCTGTCCTACAGATGCAGACGGCAACGTAGTAAGTTATCGTTGTGCTGCAAATAAAGCCACAATAGGCTATGGCTCCCTAAAACTTATAGATGGAACTCCTGTAGAAGATGGTATGAAGATAAGCAAACAAGATGCTGAAGATTTATTAGCACACGAGCTACATGAGTATGAAGGCTATATTAATGACATGGTCGAGCCAGAATTAAAACAAAACGAATTTGATGCATTGGTATCATGGGTGTTTAATTTAGGCCCGTCAAATCTAGCTGCAAGCACTTTATTAAAAAGGCTTAACATGAAAATGTGGAATGATATACCAAACCAAATCAAACGCTGGAACAAGGTTGGTGGTGTGCCTAATGATGGGCTTATAAAAAGAAGAAACGCTGAAGCTTTGTTGTTTGAAGGTAAAGAATGGGGTAAAGTCTAACTGACATGGTTGTTTGTGGATATTCACTTATCTCCTCTCTCTCCAGAGCAACGTGTCAGGAGAGTCAAGCGTCCTTTACATATTGGCTCTCCACCTAATGCTTAACCTAGATAACATAAAATCATTTGACGCTTTATCAAGAGATGAGCAGGTAGAAGCACTTACTCTTATTGACAAATGGAAAAACCTGAACGCAAGAGACAGATGTAGAGATGATTTCTTAGAATTTGTAAAATTTCATTGGGAAGGCTTTATTATGGGCAGGCATCACAAGATTCTTGCAGAAAAGCTTAACCGCATTGCACAAGGCAAATGTAAGCGACTTATGGTTATGTTACCGCCTAGGCACTCAAAATCAGAATTTGCATCAACCTATTTTCCTGCATGGATGATGGGGTTGAATCCAAGTTTAAAAATTATACAAGCAACTCACACAGCCGAACTAGCAGTTAGATTCGGTAGAAGAGTACGTAATATTATAGATAGTGAAGAGTATCAGACTATTTTTCCTGATATAAACTTATCAGGCGACAACAAATCAGCAGGAAGATGGACTACAGACGATGGTGGAGAGGCCTTCTACTCAGGCGTTGGTGGTGCTATTACAGGTCGTGGTGCTGATTTATTAATTATTGACGACCCACATTCAGAGCAAGATGCTATGTCACCTACTGCTATGGATGCCGCATGGGAGTGGTATACCTCTGGACCTAGACAAAGGTTACAGCCCGGAGGAACTATAGTCTTGGTTATGACAAGATGGAGTACCAAAGACTTAGCAGGTAGGTTGTTAAAAAGACAATCAGAAACACACGCTGACCAATGGGAAGTTGTTGAGTTTCCTGCAATTATGCCTGATTCTGAAGAACCCTTATGGTCAGAGTTTTGGAAGAAAGAAGAGCTGTTATCAGTAAAAGCTTCTTTGCCTGTAAGCAAATGGAACGCACAATGGATGCAGAATCCAACAGCTGAAAGTGGTTCTATTGTAAAAAGAGAATGGTGGAATACTTGGGAAAAAGAAGGCATACCAAGCTGTCAATGTATTATACAAAGCTACGATACAGCTTTTAGTGCAAAAGAAACAGCTGACTATTCTGCTATTACCACATGGGGTATTTTTGACCCTGAAGACGGCAGTGAAAGTGCAATTATATTATTGGATGCAAGCAGACACAGAGTAGACTTTCCTGAATTAAAACATATTGCATCTGAAGAATATAAATATTGGGAGCCTGACATTGTATTAATTGAGGCAAAAGCTAGTGGTACACCACTTACACAAGAATTAAGAAAAATTGGTATACCTGTACAAGCATACTCACCAAGTAGAGGACAAGACAAAGTTGCAAGAATGAACTCTATTGCACCTATGTTTGAAAGTGGTATGGTATATGCAACAGAAGATGCTTTTGCAGAGGAAGTTATAGAAGAGCTTGCTGCTTTTCCTTTTGGTGAGAATGACGACTTTTGCGATTCAACCACTATGGCTATGATGAGAATAAGGCAAGGTGGCTTAATAGACCTAGACAGCGACTATCAAGATGATATGTCTGTAGATAGAAAGGCATTAACATATTATTAATTTTATGGATATAATAATTTACTGTGATTGAGAATAAAGGTAAAAACGAAAGATTTAGCAAAAACAAAATGTTTCTACAAAACTTTCATAATGACGTGTTAAAAAAAGGTAAACAAGGCAAAGAGGGTAAAAATACAGTCACAATGAAAATAGTTTCTGTTGGAGATGCACCTGATAAGCATTATCTTTTACCTGCTTTTGACCCACAAACAGGCGAAGTATTGACTGACAATAATGTAATACTAGATAAATATAGACCCTTAATAGAGTCAGGTGCAATACTAAGTTATAAAAACCCTGTTGAAGCAGAAAAAGACAGGGAAATTATGTATAAACAAATTATAGGTGTAAAATAAAAAAATGGTTACAGAAAGAAGACTCGGAACAGAAGATAATCCAGACATAATAGACCAAAGCAAGTCTGTAAATGTGCCTGCAGAAGAATTATCTATAGATGCACCTGAACAAACATTTGAAGAATCAATGATTGATGCTATGGAAATAACCATAGGTGATGAAGAAATTTCTTTTGATGAACCAATGGAAGAAATGCAAGCAGATATACCGTTTGATGCAAACTTGGTTGAATATCTTGACGATTCTATTCTTGGCTCACTATCTAATAAATTAATAAATTCAGTAGAGAACGACAAAGAATCAAGAAAAGAATGGGAAAAAACCTATACAGATGGTCTGAAATATTTAGGAATGAGGTTTGACGAGCAAAGAAGTCAACCGTTTGAAGGCTCTAGTGGGGTTATACATCCAATACTTTCAGAAGCTGTAACACAGTTTCAAGCACAAGCATATAAAGAATTATTACCAGCACAAGGTCCAATCAAAACACAGGTTGTCGGTCAAAGAGACATGAATACAGAAATGCAAGCTGAAAGAGTTTGTGAGTTTATGAATTACTACATAATGAACGAAATGCCTGAATATGACCCTGATTTAGACCAATTATTGTTTTATCTACCACTTTCAGGTAGTGCATTTAAGAAAGTTTATTACGATGCAGCCAAAAACAGACCTGTATCTAAGTTTATACCTGCAGAAGATTTATTAGTTCCTTATAACGCAACCGACTTATTATCAGCAGAAAGAGTTACTCATGTTGTTTCTATGAGTAATAACGAAGTAAGAAAAATGCAACTTTCTGGCTTTTATGCAGACATTGAACTTAACGATAGTGAACAAATTATTCGTGACAGTATTGATAAAGAAATAGACAAAATACAAGGCGTAGAACCTGATTATAGTGATGACGAGCAAAGAAAACTTTATGAAATACATACAGTAGAAGATATTGAAGGCTTTGAAGACATTGATGAAATGGGCGAAACCACAGGTTTAAAACTACCTTATATCATTACTGTAGACGACTCTACACAACAAATTTTATCTATAAGAAGAAACTACAACCCTGAAGACCCATTAAGAAACAAAATCAATTATTTTGTCCAATATAAGTTCTTACCGGGACTAGGTTTTTATGGGCTTGGCTTATCACACATGATTGGTGGTTTGTCTAAAGCTTCTACATCAATACTAAGGCAGCTTATTGATGCAGGTACTCTAAGTAACTTACCTGCAGGATTTAAAGCAAGAGGTATCAGAATTAGAGACGAAGCCTCACCACTACAACCCGGTGAATTTAGAGATGTTGATGCTCCGGGCGGTGCATTAAGAGACTCTTTAATGCCATTACCCTACAAAGAGCCAAGCAACGTATTGTTTAGCCTACTTGGCTTATTAGTAGATTCAGGCAAAAGATTTGCAGCTATAGCTGATATGAATATCGGTGATGCCAATGCAGCCATGCCTGTAGGCACAACTGTAGCTTTATTAGAAAAAGGCACTAAAGTCATGAGTGCTATTCATAAAAGATTACATTACGCACAGAAGAACGAATTTAAAATTTTAGCTAGAATATTCCAAGAGTTTTTACCACCTGTATATCCATACGAAACAGGTAGCGGTTCAAGAGAGGTAAAAGTACAAGACTTTGACCAAAGAATTGATGTAATACCTGTCTCTGACCCAAACATATTCTCAATGAGCCAAAGAGTTATTATGGCTCAGGAACTGCTTACTATGGTGCAATCAGCACCAGAACTGCATGGCCCACAGGGCATATATGAAGCCTATAGAAGAATGTACGCAGCTTTAGGTGTAGATAATATAGAAAGTTTACTTGTACCACCTGCTGACACGACACCTCAGCCGGTAGATGCAGGTATTGAGAATAGTGGATTATTACAAGGTATTCCACAACAAGCCTTCCCAGAACAAAATCATGAGGCACATGTAGAAGCACATAAAACACTTTTCTTAACGCAAGCAGTGATGATGAACCCACAACTACAGTCGGTAATTATTGCTCATGTTATGCAACACTTACAATTTATGGCTAATCAGATGGCAGAACAACAATTACCGCCTGAAGTGCAACAACAAATACAACAACAAATGCAACAGGCACAACAGCTTGACCCACAAGTACAAGCAGACTTGCAAAAACAAATACAATCTATTATTGAAAGTTATAGCTCACCAATATTGGCACAATTGTCAGCTGAGTTCTTACAATCAGTACAACCACCGCAACAAGATGACCCACTTGTACAAATAAGACAACAAGAACTTGGTTTGCGTGATAAAGAAATAGAAATGAAAAACCAACAGTTTATGGCTAAAGAAGAACAAGATGCCATGGAAAAAGGTGCTGAGTTACAATTACAACAACAAAAAGCTGACCAACAGGCTATGATTGGCAATGAGAAAAATGAAATTGCCAAACAAAGATTGCAACAACAGGCAGAGTTAAAATTAGTAGATTTACAAGCGAGGATGAATAAATGACAAGTTCAATTAACGAAAAGATAGTAGAGCAGATTAAACAGAAAAAAGCTGAAGCTAAAATAGTTGAAATGCAAGAACAGGTAGTAGAGCCAAAAAGAGCTAGAGATGACAAAGGTCATTATGTAGCAGATGACTTATCTACACCTGACGTAAACGAAGCATGGGAAGGTGGTAAAGCACCTAAGAAAAAAGCAAAAAAAGCTGTTGCTAAGAAAAAAACAGTAGCAAAGAAAAAAACGGTTGCTAAGAAAAAAGCAGTCAAAAAATCTAAATAAGGAGCAAGTATGAAAGCAAAAACTTCCATAAAGATTAAAGGTCAAGGAAGCATTGCCCTGTCACAACCAAAAAAGGTGAAAGTTGATACAGCACACAAACCGGGTTATGGCAAAGGCGTAAGCAGAGGTAAAGGAGCTGCTTTGCGAGGCAACAAATTCAACGGCGTATTTTAAATTAAATGGATAAGTATGATTTAATTCATGCTCTCCGTAAAAGTTTAAACGAAAGAGAGGAGCAAATTAAGGATATCTTGATGTCAGGTGGCATCAAAGATATGGAGAAATACCAATTTTTAATGGGTGAAATATCTGCATTATCCTATATTCATGATAAGATAAAAGAACACTTACATGAAAAAGGAGATTTTGATGAGTAGTGATGTAAAAACTGAGGTTAATGAAGACACTATTAACCTTGATAAAGCTTTTGTTGAAGAGGACAACAGAGTTTTAGACCCCACCCTATTAGATAAAAGTGTTCTTGAAAGGATGCCTCAACCTACCGGGTGGCGACTTTTGGTATTACCTTATAAAGGTAAAGGCGTATCAGAAGGCGGTATTCAATTGGTTAAGGAAACCATAGATAGAGAAACCCTAGCGACTGTTGTTGCTTATGTAGTAGCCATGGGTCCTGATTGTTATAAAGACACAAAAAGGTTTGTAAAGCCTTGGTGTGAAAAAGGACAGTGGATATTAATAGGTAGATATGCAGGCTCTAGGTTTAGGTTGGCTGATGAAAGCGAAGTCAGAATTATTAATGATGACGAAGTCATAGCCACAATTTTAGACCCTGATGACATTGTTTCAGTATAAGGAGAATATATATGAACGAAATGAATAATGAAAATCAAGTCGAAGCAGAAGAAATAGTTGTAGATGTAGAAGATACACCTGTAGCTGAAGAGCCTGTTGTTGAAACCGACTCAGGCGGTGACGATGAACTTGATAAATACACCAAAGGTGTATCAAAACGAATAAATAAACTTAATGACAAAATACGACAAGCAGAACAAAGAGCTGCAGAGTATGAGTCTAAGTATACGCAGTTATCAAATGAATATAACACGGTTAAAAAAAGAGCTAGTGTTTTAGACAAAAGTTATACTGAAGAGTACGAGAATCGTGTTAGGTCGCAAAGACAACAAGCCGAAGACTTGTATAGAAAAGCTAGAGAAACTAATGACCCTGAATTAGAGGTTAAAAGTGTTGAGCTGCTTAACAAAGTTTCTTTAGAAGAAGAAAGAGTTAGATTGGCTAAAGTTCAGCTAGAAAACCAACAACAACAAACATTCACAAATTCAGCACAAACTGTACAAAATGTGCAACAAGAAGTGTATGATAGACCTAAGCCTGATTCTAAAGCAGTTGAATGGCAAAAAAATAATGACTGGTTCCAAAAGGATAGAGTCAAAACATACACTGCTATGGGTATTCATGAGGACTTAATAAACGAAGGTTTTGACGGTCATGATGATGAATATTATGAAGAATTAGACAAAAGACTTTCAAAGGTTTATCCTGATATAAGGAATAAACCTGAAGGCGTATCAAAAGATACCAACTCAACTGTGCAAAGAGTTGCTTCTGCTTCCTCTGGAAGTCGCCAAGGAACACAAGGGAAGAAAAGCGGTATTAAAATTAATTCTAACCACGCTTCCGTAAAGAGTAACTTAAAACCTTACGGAATGTCACAAGAAGAGTGGCTTAAAAGAGTCGGTAAAGAAATAGTTAAACTTGAAGGAGCTAAATAATGGACATAGATGCAATTGAAAATACAACACGCCAATCTCGTGATGACGAGCAACACGATAAAAACGCTAGAAGAAAACCATGGCAACCGGCAAGGATGCTTGAAACTCCGCCTGCCCCTGAGGGATATCAATACCGATGGATTAGGTCAGAGTATGTAGGTGTAGAAGATAGAAACAATGTTTCTGCTAGAATGAGAGAAGGATGGGAGTTTGTCAGACAAGACGAAATACCTGATTTCCCTTTACCTACAATCGAGCATGGAAGACATGCAGGTGTCATTTCAGTAGGTGGTTTGATATTAGCAAAAATACCACAAGAAACTGTTGCTGAAAGAAACGAGCATTACAAACAAAAAAATGTTCAACAGAACGAAGCACTAGACAATACTATGTTTAACGAAGTTCAAGGCAACAATAGATATGTGAAGTATGATTCTAATAGAAAATCGAATGTATCATTTGGAAAAAAAAGGTAGGATAAATTATGGCGAATAAAGACGCTTCATTTGGTCTAAAGCCTGTAAGAATGATGGGTGGCTCACCCTATTCAGGCGGACAAAGCCGTTATAGAATAGCTGCAAACTACGGAACAAGTATTTTTCAAGGCGACCTAGTAATGCAAGTTACTGGTGGTACTGTTGAAATTCACGCAGATGGCGGTACAGTTCCTATAGTTGGCGTATTCAATGGCTGTATGTACACAGACCCAACAACATCAGAGCAAGTATTTAGTAATTATTACCCTGCAAGCACTAATGCTTCAGACATAATTGCTTTTGTACATGATGACCCTAATACGGTCTTCGAGATTCAAGCAGACGACACTTTCCCAGTGGCTGATTTGTTTGGTAATTTTGATATTGTCTACACAAACTCAGGTAGCACCTATACAGGTATTTCAGGAGCAGAATTAGACGTAACAACAGGTGCAACTTCAACAAATTTGCCTCTGAAAGCTATTGACATTAGTCAAGACCCTGATAACTCAGACGTTGCTTCAGCAAATACTAATGTTTTAGTTGTTATTCAAAATCATATAAGCGGCGTAAAAGGTGCCGGCTTAGCATAAGGAGTAATTAGATGGCGATAAGTAGAGCCCAATTGGCGAAAGAACTTGAACCGGGTCTAAATGCACTTTTTGGACTTGAATATGACGAAAACAATGAAGAATACAAAGAGATTTATTCTATAGAAGACTCAGATAGAGCTTTTGAAGAAGAAGTCCTTGTAGTTGGATTTGGTGCAGCTCCTGTCAAGGAAGAAGGTGCAGGTGTTAGCTTTGATAACGCTTCAGAAGGATATACAGCAAGATATACACACGAAACTGTGGCACTTGCTTTCTCATTAACTGAAGAAGCTATTGAAGATAATCTCTATGACCAACTCGGTAGAAGATACACAAAAGCATTGGCACGTTCAATGCAACACACCAAAGAAGTAAAAGGTGCTAACGTATTAAACAATGCGTTTGATGCAAACTTTGCTATTGGTGACGGACAGCAATTAATTTCCACAGCACACCCATTAGCAGGTGGTGGAACAGCTAGAAATAGAGCTACAACAATGGCTGACCTAAATGAAACTTCATTAGAAGACAACATTATTGATATATCAACATTTGTTGACGACAGAAACCTAACTATTGCAGTTAGACCTGACAAATTAATAATTCCACCACAATTATCATTTATTGCGGATAGATTATTAAATACACCGGGTAGAGTTGGAACAGCAGACAATGATATCAACTCAATAAGAAATCAGTCTTCTATACCAAATGGTTATAGTGTTAACCACTATCTAAATGACCCAGATGCATATTTCATTATGACATCGGTTAATGCAGATGGAGAAGGTCTAAAAATGTTCAACAGAACAGGAATGGAAACTTCTATGGAACCTGAATTTTCAACAGGTAACATCAGGTATAGAGCTAGAGAAAGATACTCATTTGGTGTATCTAACTGGCGTGGAGTTTTTGGCTCACAAGGAGCTTAAGGTTCTTCAAACCAATAAAGGGAGCATTAGCTCCCTTTTTTTATTGGATAAACTGATATACAATCAAAAGACTAGGATTAATTAACTTGTTTTACCAACTGACCTAGCAGACAAGCCAAGATGGTAAGACTTATTTCCTTAGGAGGAAATTATGGCAAAATCGACATTTTCAGGTCCAGTCAAGTCATTGGCAGGATTTATTACAGCAGGTGTCAATAGTAGTGTTAGCTTAACAGCAGATACAACATTAACCGTTGATGCACATGCAGGAAAAATTTTATTATGTAACGATGCAGACGGTAAATTTACTTTACCTTCAATTGTTACAACAACACCAAGCGACCCAACAGACCCTAATCAGGCTAATAACATTGGTGCTTCTTTCTATTTCTATATAGAAACAGCAGCAACAGACTTAGACATCTTAACTGATGGAACTGACAAATTTAAAGGTGCAGTAATTGTCGCTGTAGACGATGGTTCAAAGAAAGCTTTTGTTCCGGGTGCTTCTAACGATGTTATGACACTAAATGGTTCTACAAAAGGTGGTATCGTTGGTAGTGTTGTTCAAGTAACAGCTATTGATGCAGCTACTTATCTTGTTCACGATTCATTATTAATTGGTTCAGGAACAATAGTAACACCATTTGCTGACGCATAAGGAGTAAATCATGGCAGACGCAGTAACCTCACAAACAATTCAGGACGGTAATAATACAGCTATCCTGAAGTTTACAAACGTATCAGACGGCACAGGTGAAAGTGCTGTTAAAAAGGTTGATGTATCGGCTTTGGAACCAAATAGTAAAGGTGACGCATGCACCTCTGTCTCAGTGGCTCGTATTTATTGGGCTACTAGAGGCATGGGTGTAAATATAGAATTTGATGCGACATCTAACGTATTATTAACTGGTTTACCTGCAGATAGTACAGGTGACGAATACTATGACTTGTTCACAGGCATACCTAATAATGCAGGTAGCGGTGTAACAGGTGATATTGATTTCACTACTGTAGGACACTCAAGCGGTGATACTTATTCAATCATTTTGGTTTTGAATAAGAATTATTGATGAATGGCAGCTAAAAAAACTAGGAAAAAAGCCAAACCTATAAAAAGAACGACTGGCAAGGGCGGTAATTATCGCCCTACCAAGTCTGGTGCCGGTATGACTCGTAAGGGTGTCAAGGCATATAGAAAGGCTAATCCCGGGTCAAAACTCAAAACAGCCGTTACAGGCAAAGTTAAAAAAGGTAGTAAGGCTGCAAAAAGGCGTAAGTCTTATTGTGCAAGGTCACTTGGACAACTAAAGCGTAGCTCTGCTAAAACAAGAAATGACCCTAATTCAAGAATTAGGCAAGCAAGAAGAAGGTGGAAGTGTTAAATGCCATTAGCTAAAGGAAAAAGTAAAAAAGCTATAAGCAAAAACATCGGCATACTTAGAAAAGAGGGTAAGCCAAGAAATCAAGCTATTGCTATAGCTTTAAGCAAAGCAAAAAAAAGAAGAAGAAAAAAAACGAGGTAATTATGGCAAAGTCAACAACACCAAGCAATGTAGCAAATCCATCCCTATATGCAAAAGCTAAGGCTAAGGCTAAAGCAAAGTTTGACGTATATCCCTCAGCCTATGCAAATGCTTATATGGTTAAAGAATACAAAAAAATGGGTGGTAAATATAAAGGTGCAAAAAAAGCTGCCACAGGCGGTATTATTCACAAGCGTGATGGCGGTTTTATAGCAAGAGGATGCGGTGCTGTAATGGAGCCTAGAAGAAAAGTAACCAAAATGCGTGGCAGATAATGGGTTTAGGCAAGTGGTTTTCTGAAGAATGGGTTGATATAGGCTCGCCTAAAAAGGGTGGAGGCTTTGAAAAGTGCGGTAGAAAAAAAGCCAAGGGTTCTAAAAGAAAATATCCTAAATGTGTACCGAAGGCTACTGCAAATCGTATGTCTAAAGGTGAGAAGCGTTCAGCTGTAACAAGAAAGAGAGCTAAAAAACAAGGAGTGGGCGGCAAACCTACTAATGTAAAGACCTTTACAAAAAAGAAGTGATAACACAAAAATTAGTAGAACAAGAGGTTCGTGATTGGTCAAAAGAAGTTTTAGAAACAGATGACCCTATATGCCCATACGCAAAAAAAACATGGGAATCAGATAGAGTTGGTGTTGTACTATCTCAGTGTGAGTATTGGTCTGACTTTGTAGAAATAAGTCAAAGCTTTCCCACAGACAAAGATGTGGTCATATATTGTGACTTAAACATGGATATTGATGCATCAAACTTTGACAGCAGAATATCTTTGCTTAACAACTTTTTAAACCCCAATAACTTATGGGTTATGGGTTTTCATCAAGACCATGAAGAAAAGACGGTAGTACCACAAGAGGACTTTGAACCACATTTTGCAGATAGCTATAATATGGTTTTTATGCAAAAATTAGATGAATTAAATAAAGCATCTGAAAGATTAGAAAAAATAGGTTATTATAAGAATTGGAATCGTGATGATTACCAGAACATTTTAAATAGAAGGAGCAGATAATGGCTAAATTAAAAGGATTAAAAAAATTAGTAGGCAGTCTATCCAAAAAAGACAAAGCTGAAATAGCCAAATCCATGAAAGAAAGTAACGCTGTCAAAATGGCAGGTGGTGGTGCTGTACCTAAGTCAGGTGTACAAAAATTCATGATGGGTGGAGGTGCTAAATCAGGCGTTAAGAAGTTTGGTAGAGGCGGTATGTCAGGTAAATCAGGCGTTAAAAAGCTTGGTAGAGGCGGAAAGCTTAAGAAGTAAATTATGGCAGTTTCAGGCTCAAAAGACTTTGAATTAGATGTAGCTGATTACATTGAAGAAGCATTTGAACGATGTGGCTTAGAGCTTAGAACGGCTTACGACTTAAGAACTGCAAGGAGAAGTCTTAACTTATTACTTGCTGAGTGGGCAAACCGTGGCTTAAACCAATGGACCATACAAGAAAAGACTATTGCTATGGTAGAAGGCACAACATCTTATAATGTAGACTCTTCTGTAAGCACAGCAGCTATTGATGTGCTAGATGCTTTTGTTAGACAAACTGTAAACTCTGAAAACTCAGACATACAAATGACAAGGCTATCAAGAAGTGAATACTCTGCTATACCGAATAAATCTACACAAGGACAGCCACTACAATTTTTTGTAGATAAACAAATATCACCAACAATCAGCGTGTACCCTACACCTGATGAAACAAGCAAATACACAATACATTTAAACGTATTGACAAGAATGGATGACGTAGATGCAGCAACAAACACTTTGCAAATGCCGTTTAGGTTTTATCCTTGTTTGGCTGCAGGTCTTGCATACTACATATCAATAAAGAAAAACCCTGAAAGAACAGGCTTACTAAAACAAATATACGAAGAAGAGTTCCAAAGAGCTTTAGATGCTGATGAAGATAGGGCATCATTAAGAATCACGCCTGATATTTCAAATTACAATATTGCATAATGGCTTTTGCTTCTAACAAAAACGCTTATGGTATTTGCGATAGGTGTGGTTTTAGATACGGCTTAAGAGAACTCCGTAAAGAATGGAACGGTTTAAAAACCTGTCCTGAGTGCTATGAAACCAAACATCCACAGCTAGAACCTGTTACTAACGTAGCAGACCCACAAGCAGTAAGAGAGCCAAGACCTGATATAAGTGTTTCGCCAACGAGTTTCATTGTATATACTAATTATGACTTAGGTATTATAGGTACAAAGCTAACAATACCTGATAGCATGACAAGTGCTTTAGGTACAGTTACAATAACAACATCATGAGTTTTACATTAGCTACATTAAAGACTGCGATACAAGACTATTTAGAAACAGATGAAACAACATTCGTTAATAATCTAAATACTTTTATTGAACAAGCAGAAGAAAGAATACTTAAAGCGGTACAAATACCTGACCAAAGAAAGAATGTGTCTGGTAATGTTTCGCAAGATAATAGATTTTTAAGCACACCATCGGACTTTCTAGCACCCTTTTCTTTGGCTGTTATAAGTTCTAACAACTATGATTACTTAGATTTAAAGCATAACTCTTTTATTAAAGAGTTTGTTTCTGATACAACAACAAGAGGCAAACCAAGATATTACGCTATATTTGACCAAACAACATTTGAGATAGCTCCTGTTCCTGACGCAAACTATTCTATGGAGCTACATTACTTGGCTAAACCTGTATCTTTAACTGCAGGTGGTGACTCAGGTACAACATATTTATCAACAGAAGCACCTGACACCTTGTTATACGGTTGTTTATTAGAAGGTGCAATATTTTTAAAACTAGACCCAGCAGATATTGGCTTATACGAAGCTAGATTTAAAGAAGGGTTATTACGACTTAAGAACCTAGGAGAAGGACGAGATACTAGGGATGAGATGAGGTATGATTCACTAAGAACAAACGTAACATAAGTTTCAAATAGAGAGAGAGAAAATGAAACCAATAAAAAAACTTAACGGTAAGACCGTTGCCATTGTTGGACTAGGTAAAAGCTGGTTTGACTATAATATGGCTAAATCGCATAGCGTACATTTTGATGAGGTGTGGGCTATAAACGCAGTGGCTTCTGTAATATTTCATGACAGAGTATTTATGATGGACCCACCAAGCAGGTTCTTAGATACACAAGATGCAGGCGGTCAAACCGATTGCATGAAAGAGCTGCTGACAAATCATGACAAACCAATATATACCTGTGAAAACGATGCAAGATGTAAAAACCTTGTTGAATACCCAATAGAAGAGATAGTAAAAGCAACCAATTGTCATTATCTAAACAATACTGTGGCTTATGCTGTAGCCTTTGCGTATTGGAACGATGTGTCAAACATAAAGCTATTTGGTATAGATTTCACCTATAAAAACAATTTGTATTTTGCAGAAGCAGGAAGAGCTTGTGTAGAGTTTTGGCTAGTTAAGTGTATGGAAAAAGGTATACAAGTAGAGGTAGCATCAAGTAGTTCTTTACTAGATACCAATATACCCGGACAACAAAGACTGTATGGCTACCACAGGCTTGCAGACCCATACATACCTGTAGCAGGTAAAGATGGCATGCAAGTAAAGAAAATGAGTGAACTCAAAGTACAGAAAAAACAAATACTGCCACAAATGGCAGACAGGTATGATAGTCATTTACAACCACCGGAGCCTGAAAAATGGTAATAAAAATAACACCTGACGGAGTGCCTGAGCTTGGCATGGTTGAGGTTGCTACTACTAAGTTTGGCGGTCATCCGCCTGAGTTTTGGGCAGAACAATTAACGGATAAAATAGTGGGTGTATCGGATGATAAGCCAGAACATGTAAAGGCACAGGCTAGAGCCTATAGAGATTTAATTTACGAAGTATGTTTGATATATATTAAAAATGCTATAAAATCTTATAAAGCTACCTTAATTCAGGATTTGTCTGCAGGAGGTAGTGAGGATTTAGCAAAAATAATAAAAGGTATTTAATATGGCAATAACATCTACTCTTACAACAAGCTTTAAAGTAGAGCTTTTGACAGGAACACACAACTTTACTAATTCTAGTGGAGACACCTTTAAGTTAGCTTTGTATACAAGTTCAGCTACCCTAGGTGCTACAACAACAGCTTTTACTACTACAGGTCAAGCTAGTGGCACAAACTATACCTCAGGCGGTTCAAACCTTACTAACGTAACTCCGTCATCTACAGGTACAACTGCTGTAACTGATTTTAGTGACTTAACTTTTAGTACAGCTACAATTACAGCTAGAGGTTGTATGATATATAACTCAAGTGATTCTAATAAATCTGTAGCAACAATTGACTTTGGTGGAGACAAAACATCCACAGCAGGTGACTTTACAATAGTATTTCCAGCAAAAGCGGCTTCAACAGCTATAATTAGAATAGCTTAGAAGATGAAACATGCCGTTTGCAAAGTTTCAATTTAAAGCAGGAATAGATAGAGAGGGAACAAGCTACACCAATGCTGGAGGTTGGTTCGACGGTTCTCTTGTTAGATTTCGTAAAGGTTTTGTAGAAAAAATAGGTGGATGGACAAAGTTCATATCATCTACTTTTGTTGGCACAGCTCGTAATTTATTTCCATGGATATCTTTAGAAGGAAACAAATATCTTTTTGTTGGCACCCATAAGAAAGCTTATGTTGTAGAAGGCAACGGTATCAATGATATTACGCCTATCAGAAAAAACACCACTAATAGCGTAACCTTTGCAGCAACTAATGGCTCTGCAACCATAACAGCAACTGACTCAGCTCATGGTGCTGTAATAGGTGACTTTGTTACTTTTAGTTCAGCAGTATCGCTAGGTGGAAATATAACAGCAGCAGTTTTAAACCAAGAGTATGAGATTACCTCTGTGCCAACCGCTAATACTTATACCTTCACAGCTACTGCTACTGCTAATGGTAGCGATACAGGTAACGGCGGTAGTGCCACAGATGCAGCTTATCAACTTAATATTGGCTTAGATTTCTTTGTACAATCAACAGGTTTTGGCTCTGGTAATTGGGGTCAAGGTGCTTACGGTGCATCTACAAGCATTTCATTTACAAACCAATTAAGACTATGGTCATCTGACAACTTTGGTGAAGATTTAATACTGCACCCTAGGGGTGGTGGTATATTTTATTGGGATGAATCGAACGGTACGACTACAAGAGCTGTAAACATTACATCTTTATCAGGTGCTAACTTAGCACCAACCGTAGGATTACAAACCATAGTGAGTGATATTGATAGGCACGTTATCGTATTAGGTGCTGACCCAATAGTAGGTGGTGCTAGGTCAGGCAGTTCTGACCCAATGCTTGTTGCTTTTTCAGACCAAGAAACTATTACTGAATGGGAACCACAAACTACAAACACAGCAGGTTCTGTTAGATTATCTGCAGGTAGTGAGATACGAGGTGGTTTAAGAGCAAGACAAGAAATACTTATTTGGACTGACACATCTATGTATAGTATGCAGTTTGTTGGGCCACCGCTTACATTTGCAGTTAATTTGATTAATGAAGGCACAGGTATGATTGGACCTAATGCGGCTATCAACGCACCTAGTGGCGTATTTTGGATGGGTGACGATGGTTTTTACTCTTATACAGGTTCAGTACAAAAACTGCCCTGCAGCGTTCTAAGTTATGTACAAGAAGATTTAGACCTAGGGCAAGCCTTTAAGGTGTTTGCGGTATTAAACAAAGAATACAACGAAGTCTGGTGGTTCTACCCGGCTGAAAGCGATGGCACAGAAGAAATATCAAGGTATGTAATTTATAACTATTTAGAAGGCGTATGGTCTATCGGTCAATTAGTAAGAACTGCTTGGATTGACCAAAACGTGTTCGGCAAGCCATTAGCTACAGCAAACAATTACATATTTAACCAAGAAGACGGTGACGATGCTGACGGCTCACCTATGGATGGTGTTTTTATTGAAAGTTCAGACTTTGATTTACAAGAGGGTAACAGCTTTACTTTTGTAAGAAGGATGATACCTGATGTTAAGTTTTACGGCACCAATGTTGAGTCTGGAGTACCACAAATAAACATGTTGCTTAAAACGAGAAATGCACCAAGCGATTCATTAACAACTAGAGCAACTACAGATATATCAAATAACACAGACCAAGTACATGTAAGAGCAAGAGGTAGACAAGCTGTACTTAGATTACAAAGTGATGATGATGCTGCTGTTGATAACAGAACAGGTTACAAGTGGAGACTTGGATATACAAGGTTAGACATAAACCCTGACGGTAGAAGATAATGGCTAAGCTTTTACCAAGTAGGCTGCCTTTAGCAATGCAAGAGGTAAGCCCTGAAGTTTTTAACAGGCTTGTAAGAGTTTTAGAAATTAATTTAGGTCAGTTTGACCCAAATAGAACGCCTAGATTCAACGCTACAGAAGTGGCTGAATTGAATTTTTTACAAGGTGATGTAATATGGAATACAACACTAAACGTATTACAGGTATATAGTGGCAATAATTGGATAGATTTAACAGATAATCCAAATACTGCAGGTTATGAAGCTACCACAAGCTTAGGCACTGTTTCAGTGATTACAGGTGGCGACATAACTATAAACATAACATAGGAAGCAAAATGGCAGATTTAAGAGAAAGGATAAATAATTTAATGCAACAGGTTTCAAAGGGTGCGACTGCAGGTGCTGAAACAAAAGTTGCTGTGCAAAGTGGTTTACGAGGTATGATGGATAATGAACCTAGGTTTAATGAAAGGTCGCCTGCAAGCAGAAGTTTTGCAATAGATGCGGAAATAGAAAACATGATGGAGCAATACGATATGCTTGTTAGAAACAAGGAGTTTGCACAAGCACAAAAAGTAGCAGATATGATTGACCGACTGCAACAAGAAAAAATTAAGATACAAGGTGCAAGAGGTGATGCTATGCGTGCTATAGGTAGCATACCTACATTTCAAGAAGGTGGTATTGCACAAATGTCTCAACAAGAAGGCATGGCTGAAATACAAATGTCTAAAGAACAAGCCATGCAAGAGATATTTATGCCATTGGTTGAGGCAGGATTTGAAGCAGAGGTTATGGCTATATTAAACAACCCACTTGATTCAGAGATATCAAGGCAAGCTGTAGAGAGATTAATACAGGTATTAAGTCAAGAGCCTGACTTTGATATGGATGACTTTATGATGGCGGTTTCATTAGTAGCACCACAATAAACCCATGTTGGCACAAACCAAGGCTAAGCAAGAGTATGAGCTTAAAAATCTTTTACTTGGCTTTGCTTCAGATTGGTTTGTAGAAAAAAAAACACTAGCTAAAACTAAAGAAACATTACCTATCTTAGGTGACTTTTATAATGAACAGCTAGATTCACTAGATAACCTTCCTTTAAATGACATCATCAAAGAACCATTAAAGGATGTGCATACAGTACCTTTATTTTCACAAGAGTTTTGTACCTTGTTGATTGATGAAATGCACAACATGACCAAACAATTTGCTTTTGAGCCAAATCAAGAGGAAGACGAGTTAAGACAAATACCAGAGATTGTTTTGTATGAAAAGTGTCCACAGCTATATCATTCGCTTATGCAAGTGGTTGACAGGGTTATCAATCCAATATTACTCAGTATTTGGAATAGATGTGTTACAGGTGGTAACATACAGATAGCTAATTACAATTTAAGAGATAAAAAACAAGGAGCATGGCATCACGATGCTAGTTCCGATATAAGTATAGTAGTACCCCTGAATACAGGAGATTATGAAGGCGGTGGTACTGAGTTTATGCGTAAAGGGATTGTTGAGCCTTTGCCTACAGGCAATGCTTTAATATTTCCAAGCCTAACTCACATGCATAGAGGACTGCCTGTTAAAAGTGGAGACAGGTATTTACTAGTTTTTTGGCTTGTATGTAAAGACGAGACAAGAGATTATATGAAAGAATTTATGTAAAGAGTTGGTAAAACCTACAGAAAATAGGGTAAAATTTTGAAATGATGAATAGAATTGACAATAGCGGCCAAGGAATAGCAAGACTAGGCAGAGATGAAGATAACTATTTAGCACACGTTGCGGCAGGCGAAATGGTGGTTCCACCTGTAATTACGCCTGAAACTAGACAAAGACTAGAAAGAGAAATGATGCAGGTGGGCTTAGACCCTGATGAATATACTGTCGGCGGCGAGATGTCAATTAATCCAATTACAGGTAATCCTGAATTTGGTTTCTTTAAAAAAGTTGCAAAAAGCCTCAAAAAGGTAGTTAAAAAGATAGCACCTGTTGCAGCGATTATACCCGGACCGTGGCAACCTTTTGCTGCTGTCTATCAAAAAGGTAGTGCTGCCTTAAAACTTGCTAAGGGCGAAGGTGGTATTGGTGATTTAATGACTGTCTTTGCAGGCGGTAGTCAAAAAGTATTTGGTAAAGACGGTGCTTTGCAATCTATAAAATCAGGAAGTTTTAAAGATATTGGAGGCGGATTTAAAAAAGCCTTTACAGGTATTGGCAGTATAGACGGTAAGTTCAAGCCACTTGAATATGGGCAAAGAATGGCGAAACAATACGCAGACGACCAAAAGCAAGGTTATTTCGGTATGTTTAGTGGTGGTGAGCAACCTGTAGACTATATGGGTGGCGAAGGCATGATGGATGTTAGCTATCAACCAAGTTCAAGCGATATGCCAAGTCCTGATGAAATGGACTTTATAAGTAAAAACTACACTATCAAAGGTGAGTCAGGCATGCTTGCAGATAAAGACGGTAATCTTTTTACACCTGACCAAGTATTACAACAAATTAGAGGTACACAATCACAAACAAGTAGCGGTGGTTTAGGAAACTTTTTAAGAGGCATACTTGGTGGAGGCACACCCGGACAAAGCAGAATCGGTCTTATCGAAGACTTTTTAAAAGGTAAATCAAGCGACCCTGTAAGAGAAGGCGGTATATTTGGCGGTGGCTCAGGTGGTTCAGGCGGTGGTTTAGGTAACTTAGGCGTTGCAGGACTGGCAGGCTTAGTTGGTAAATTAGCTTATGAAGAAGCCAAAAGAAATAAAGGCGTACCATTGACACCACTTACGACTATGGACCAATTAGGCAGATATAACATAGCTGCTGAGATTGCAAGACAAAAAGGCGAAGAAATGCCTAGTAGAGTTGAATACGGTTTAACAGGTGAAGGTATGCCTGTATTAGAAGGCGGTAAGCCAAGACAAGCAGCAATGGGTGGTGCAATCTACAACCAAGCAGACGGCGACCACAACGGTATTATGGCTTTTGCAGAAGGCGGTGTTGTAGAGATGAAAAACGGTGGAGAGCCACCAATTAATCCTGCAGACTTTCCACCAATGAACGGACAAATAGACGGCCCGGGAACAGAAACATCGGATGATATACCTGCAATGTTATCTGACGGTGAGTTCGTAATGACAGCTAAGGCTGTAAAAGGTGCTGGTTCGTTTGATATGAACACAAACAACGGTATCGTTACTTTAACGCCTAACGGCGACCCAAGTCGTGACGGTGGTACAAGAGTAATGTATAAATTAATGGAACACTTTGGGAGCATGGCATAATGGCTGAAGAACAAGGACCTATTGCTTTAGACGTTCAGCAGCAGTTTAGAACGCTAGACCCTGCTACTAGAGAACTATTCTATGGCTCTGGTATACCGGGTACAGCATCCTATAGACCCGGCTTTTTACAACAAGCATTTCAGGCTAGTAACAGAGCATTTTTTGATGCGGAAGGTAATCCAATCGTTGCAGCACAACAAGTTGCAGGATTATCTCCTGACCAACAAAGAGCTATACAGCTATCAAGAGAAGCCACAGGCATACAGACTCCGTATTTAGAAGAAGCAGGTGGTGCCTATAGAGCAGGACTACAAGACCTTTTTAGTGGCACAGACACAGCGAGAGGGCTTGGTAGAGAAGCTTTAGGTGCTGTTGCAGGTGGTGTAGGACAAGCACAGGGCTTTAGAGAACAAGGTTTAGAATCTCTATTCGGTGGCTTAGGTGAAGCTTCAGGTATCGCTAGAGGAGCTGAGAGAGAGTTTGGTAGAGGTTTAGGCGAAGCTAGTGACTTTTTAAGAAGAGGTGGCACAGGTAGATTTGACCCAAGCATGACTCAACAATTCTATGACCCATACGAACAAGCTGTTGTTGACCAAACAAGAAAAGACATTATGGAAGCTGGTGCAAAAGAAGATATTGCAGCTAGAGCTTCCGATATTGGTAGAGGCGGTGAATCAGCTTTTGGTTCGCGAGCAAGGCTTGGAGCCACAGAAAGACAAGAAGCCTTAGGAAGAGGCTTAGGTGAAGCCCTAGGCGGTATAAGAAGCAGAGGTTTCCAACAAGCACAACAGGCTGCGATGGGTGAATTTGGCAGACAGCAACAAGCTTTAACCGGGCTTGGTGGTAGTTTAGCCAATGTAGCCGGACAAAGAGCAGCAGGCATGAGAGGACTTGGTTCTACGCTTGCAGGTTATGGTCAAGCAGGACAACAGGCATTATCACAAGCAGGACAACAAGCTTTAGCAGGTCAACAAGCACTTGCAGGTCAATTTGGACAGCTTGGTGGTACAGAAGCCCAGATAGCACAACAAAGACAACAAGCACAGTTTGGAGCAGGTTCTGCTATGCAGGGACTAGGGACACAAGCACAACAAGCTGCACAGGCTGATATACAAAGGTCATTAGGAATAGGTGGATTAACACAAGGACAAAGACAAGCACAGCTAGACGCCGCTAGAGCTAACGCTTTACAGTATCAAATGGCTCCGATGCAACAAATGCAGTCGTTACTACCATTTGTACAATCGGTTCCTGCAGGATTTAGTCAAACAGCTACAACATTTGGCGTACCACCTTCAGCTTTACAAACAGGCTTAGGTGCAGGATTAAGTGCTTTAGGTGGCTTGGGAAGTTTCTTTAATCCACCACAGACTAATTACTATGCACAACCAACAGGTACATAATGACAATAAGCAGAATGGGCATATCTTCGTTAATGGGCTACAAAGATGGCGGTGATGCTGATGCAAAAAAAGATACGTTTGATACAAGTTTTGACAAGTATCAAAGCAGACTATCTGCATTAAGAACACCATCACAACCTGTAAGTTTCTATGATGTAGCAAGTAAACTTGGTGCTGGATTATTAGCACAACAAGCAGAAAAATTCCCATCCATAGGTCGTGGCCTAGGTCTTGGCTTTCAATCATTAAGTGAAGAGATAGCTAAAAGAAGAGAACAAAAACGTAAAGAAGAAGAAGCTGTAGCAATGAAAGCTATGGAATTAGCTATTACCGATGAAAGGCAAGCAGAAAAATATCTTAATGACTATGCCTTGAAGATGATTGATATGGCTAACAAAGACATTAAGACTATTACTCTTGATACGTCAATGTTAGTAGGTGCTGTCGGCCCGGATGGTGAGCCTTTGCTCAATACACAAACTGGGGTAGCGTTTAGAGATGAAACAACACTAAAAGCAAACGACCCTTATGTAAGTGAGCTATTAGGTTTAGGTGCTGTGGCAAAAGATAGAGCAGGAGTTACCATTAATCAACAGGGCGGCAACGAGCTTGATAAAAGACGTGCTGCAAACATCGCAGACGCTGAAGCTAAGTGGCAAGAAGAGGCTGATGCAGCAACTGCATTGCGTGACCAAATAAGTATAGCTCGTGGGATTGCAGAAGAGCTTGGTGAAAGAAATTTTGGTACTGTTGATGCAGCTACTTTAGGTCTTAAGAAGTTTATTTTAGATTTAGGATTTGAAGGCCTTGTAGATAAAAAGATTATAGAAAGACAAGAAGAACTACAACAGAATAGTATTGGCTTTGTTATGGCTTTAGTTGGTAAAACCAAGGGTGCTATATCTAACAGAGAAATGGACATATTCTTTGCAGCCTCACCGACATTAGCAACCACTTATGGCGGTTACATGAACATGTTGAATTACATGGATAGAATTGCAGAATTAACTGAAAAATATAACGAAGAATGGCAGGCAAAACAATTAGAATTAGAAAATAAAACTATATCTGAAATAAACGCTGAGTTTGCTAAATTTAAAAGAGAGTTTAAACAAAAACCTGAAAACAAATTATTTCAGACAGATGCTGAAAGGCAACAACTTGAAAGCATTGCTGACAAAGATACTTATAATCAAGTAAACAGTAACTATCTGCGTATACAAAGACAGGTGCAAGACCAACAACAACAAGATTCAATGGCTAAGCTTAGAACTGACATAATGACAGAAATGGCAGACGCTAATACTACAGCCGAAAGAAAAAAAGAATTACAAAATCTTTTAGACCAGATGGGTGAATAGATGGCACAGTCATACGAGGAAAGATTAGCCGCCTTAAAGCAGGAAGAAGAAAAGAATCAGGAAATAAATTCTGGTTATATTTCTAAAACTATTAAGTCTAGTCTTTTTTTTGACGAAGATTCTGAAATAGATTACTTAGCAAGCCAAAGATTTCCTAACGACCCATTGGCTCCTTACCGATATATTTACATAGATAACGATTTGTATTACGAAGACCCTAAAGGTGATTTTAAGAAAAACGGTGTTAGATACTCAAAAGAATTTGAGCTACCAACAGATGCAGGTATTCTAGGTAACTTTAGTAATAAATACATATACCCTAATATAGTACCAGCAGGTACTTTTGCTGCTGATTTATATGGTGGACTAAAGGGTGCTAAAGAAGGATTTAAACAAGGATTAAAATTAGTTGCAGGTCCACTTCCTTACACAAAAAATCCATTAACAGCTGGTTTGACAGTATTGGGTGCAACTGCTGTAGGCGGTTTTGGTGGTAATTACCTAGCAGGTGGTGGTGCTAGAACTATTAGAGAGCTAGGCATAGAGGGTTTTTACAATTTACCACCTGAAGAAGTATCGGCTGCACATAAAGATTTATTGATATCTAGTGGCTTCTCATCCATACCTTTTGGTGCCGGGCCAACAAGACAAATCATCAATAAATTTACAGGCAAAGAAGATACTCTTAATTATTTACTAAATTTAAGAAAAGGTGAGTCAGAAATTATAGATGAAGCAAGAAAGCTTGGCTTTGAACTTACGCCTGCAGAAGCTTCGGCTATTGGAACCAAGGCTAGAAGTATTCAATTTTTTCTCAATAGGCAGGCTGATACAGAAAAGATATTTAACTTTTACAACAATAGAAACGCTAGAATTAGAGAAGCTATAACTAATTTTGCAGACGGTCTTGGTAACGTAAAAGCAACCGATGATATTGGTAGGGTCATACAAGAGGTATCACAAAAGGCTTTAGACGATATTCATGCTGCTAGGAAGGCAAGGGCCAAGGTCATATACGATAGTTTAGAAAATGCACCTGAACGCATACAGTTTGATGCAGATAGTATTGTAAAGATGATAGACAGCAAGTTGGCTAATAAAAGATTAGACCCTGATGTTAAAGCAGGACTTGAGCAATACAAGGCGTTAATGTTTGATGCTGATGATAAGTTGATAACAGACTTAATGGACATGCACCAAAGACGTTCAGGCTCTATTGGTAACTTAATACAAAACGCTAGTCCTTATACCAAAAAGGTTCTAAACGATATCAAGATAGAAATGACTAAAAATATGGACGAGGCATCAGACGGCGTTTATGCTATGGCTCGTAAGGTATACGACCCAACTCAGCCAAACATTTTAGCATACGAAAGGGGCATCATATCTTCTATGGCTAAGCTTGTTAAAGACGAGCAATCGGCTAGAGCTTTAAAAATATTGTTTAACCCAAGAGCTTCAGAGTCAGCTTTGCGTACAGCTAAAACACAATTACAAAATGTTGACCCACTTGCATTTCAAGAAATTAAAAAAGAATACTTTTTACAAACATTAGATGATTTTACGAAAGCAACGGTAGACGAAGGACTGCCAAGGTTTCAAAACTTTTTTAAAACACCTAATGCTCAAAAGATGGTCAATGCATTACTTGAGCCAGAAGAAACAGCACAGCTAAATAAACTAATGGATTTAGTAGGCAGAGCCTTTTCTATTAAGAAAGGTAGCTCAGATACTCAACCACTTTCTGCATTAGAAAAAGAGCTTATGAGTGAAACAGGTAGTCTAAGTGCCAATGCCTTGAAGGGAATATTAACAATCATAAGATTGCCGGGTAGAATTTTGTCAGGTCAAGTTGGAGATGAGGTTGTAAGAAACATAGCCATTAAACAGTCTGAGGCATACTATAAAGCTTTAGCTGACATATTGTTTGACCCTGATGCAAGTAAATCTATAGATGAGGCTTATAATTATTTATCTGGTCTTGAGTATTTTGGAAAGCAAGCAGGTGCTAGGGCTATCGGTGAAGGTGTAGAAGCAATCACTGAAGAGTCACAAAGACCATACGAGGGTCAAGCACTAGAGAGAGAAATGGAGAGAAGGGATGCAGAAAAAGAAAATCTCTCTACACAAATTGATAACGCACTAAACACTTTTACACCGTCAGACATACCTTTGGTGCCGCCTGCAACTGCGGTAACACCTGAGTCTATGATTTCAGAAACTATATTGCCTAACCCTAAAGATAGAGAGTTAGCTGAAAGGTTGATGAATAAAAGTGGGATTGGTGGTTTAGGTTAGTCTTCTTCTTTTATAACTTCTTTGTGGTTGTTCTCAACCATTAATCGTATTTGGTCAATCTTTTTTCTTCTTTCTGAGTTGCATATTTCTTCAAGCATTTTGTATGTTTCTAAGTCAACTGTAAGCGTTCTGTAACCCTTATTGTAATCACCCATGTAAAACTCCGTAATTGGTTGCTGTTAATTATAACTTAATGTAATATATTTTAACACCATGAAATCAATTCACAACATAAAAATTCCATTATCTACTGATAGAGATATCAAGAAGATTAAGCGACAAACCAAAAAACCAATCAGTCATGGTAACAAAGTCTGGAACTCTTCTATTACTATCATAGATTTTTTATCACGGTATAACTTATCTAAAGTAAAGACAGCAGTCGACATTGGTTGTGGTTGGGGTGTGGTCTTGGCTTATTTACAAAAACAAGGCATTGATTGTGGTGGCATAGATATAGATGTAAACACCAAACCTTTTGTTGATGTGGTGAATAAATACAACAAGACAAGCGTTGAAGTCTTATACATGGATTACAAAGACTTACCTGAAGCTGCCTTTGGCAAGATAGATTTAATTATTGGTTGTGACATTTGTTATTGGGAGCAACACGTTGGCAACATAAAGAAGTTAGTCAAACAAGCCAAGTGTCCAATACTTATTGCAGACCCGGGCAGAGATACATTCTGGGACTTTACCAAAAAAGTAAAAGGCAATTTGCATGAGATAGTATTAAAGAAACCTAGGTCGGTAAGAGGTTATGTGTATGAAATACTGCCATAAAAATAATGTAAATAAAGTGTTGAAAAGTGTTGATAATAAATGTTAGCTGTGTATAATAGAGGTATATCAAATAAATAGGAGAAATGATATGACATTAACATTAGTAAAAAACCCAAAATTCGCTAAAAGCGTTGAATACACAAGTGAGCAAAAAAGAGATAACTTTGCAGAGTTCTATAAACTTGCAAACAAAATGCACCACTTAAGACAAATCGGTGTCAAAAACAAAGAAGACTTGCATTGGAAAGACGAGTTGGTTGCAGTCATAAATCCAAAAGACTTCAACAAATTTGCAGATGCTGTTGGATTTGTATGTGGTAGCCCTTTAGAGGTTATAGAAAAAATATCTCATAAAAGAGTGGTAGCACATGCAAGTGGATATTGGAACTGCATTGGTGGTTAATATAAATATAAATAGGAGAAAAATATGGAAGCAGTAAAAACAACAACCAAAGATGTAAAGTATTTAGGTAAAAAATGTAAATTGACTACTATCTACTTTACCAAGAGCAAAGAAGGTAAAAGACTTATCATAAGAAAGTTTGAAGATGGTATAGGTGACGATATCAAATTGGTAGAAGGTTTTGCAGGTCGCTTTGAAAAGAAAATACCTTTCAAAACATTTGACGACCAAGAAGCACAAAATATCTATCAAACTATTAAATATGCACAGGGAGTAGCGTAATGAAATATGTCATAACCATACAAAAAGGTGACGATGTTAAGGACTACAC